TTAGCGATCCTTCCAAACGTAACGTTGGCCATGTTGGGCCGCCGCGAACCCTTGGGCCATCGCGCACCTGTTTGTGCAGAACCACCCACCATTGTGATAGCTCTCGCCATCCCATTCGGTGAACCGGATGATAAAGCCGTCCGGCGATTTCAAGGCTGAGATCACGTAAGGCATGTTGGTGTGCCGGCGGCAATCAGCCAGCGTTTTCAAGTCTGCGTGAACGCGCGACCCGTAATGATGGTTGAAATCGCTCGATGGAGCAATCACCGGAACGTCGGTTGAGCGGCGCGGCACAGGCCTGCCGCATACGATGCAGGCTTTGCGAGGGGCCTTCACTTTACCTGCCTCCGTGCTTCGATGTCTTCAAGGGTGCGCAGGACTGCCGCGATGGCTGCGCAGGCGCGGGGGTGTCCGGCGGCATGTAGGTGTCCGCGATCGTGCGCTTGCCGAGGACGGCGTGGCCGCTGATCGCGAAGATGTTTGATTCGCGCGCGCCCATGTCCTTGAACCACGACATTCCTGAGCGGCGCATGTCGCGCAGCTGGTACTGCTCGAACCCGGCGGCGTCGAGGTGGACGCGGACGCGCGCTGGGCGGTGTGCTCCGGCATCGGCTTGGCCGCATCGTCGGGATGGTGGAACAGCCACTGGCTCTTTTCGAAGCGGGCGGCGATCTGCTCGTGGAGGAACGGCGGCATCGGGGCATCGACCCACTTGCCGGTGGTGCGCCTGGTCTTCTGCGGGAGGAGGCGGAAGCCGCGCACGTCCCCGGCGCGGTCAACCAGATACGGCCGGTCGCGCGGGTCGAGGCCTTCGAAGGTGCGCCATGCGAGGCGGTTCAGTTCGAGCAGGTCGCCGCGGCGCTGGACAGACCAGAACGCGATTTCGAGAAGGAAGGCGCTGTCTTCGTCTCCAGCTTCGCGCGCGATTGCGGCGACGGCCTGAACCTGTTCCCAGGTCATCTTCGTGGTGCGGCTCGGCGGCGTCGGGATGGGAACGCCGGCAGTGGGGTCGCCGGGGATCAGCTTTTGCCCGTCCGGCCCGGCCCAGCGCATCAGCAGGCGCAGGACGCGGAGCATGGCGGCGCACTTGTGCTTGCTGCCGGGATTGCCGCTGTCGTCCTCGCCCAGGAGCGCCTTCTTGAGGTCGCGCACCATGTCCTTGTCGATGTCGAGGATAGGCAGCTTGCCATCATCCGCCCAGAAACGCAGCTGGCGCAGCCGTGAGCGGTATTCCTTCTGGGTCTTGGGGGCCGTGCCCTTGAACTCGTCGCTTGCCTCGTAGGCGTCCACCAGATCGGAAAACAGCCACTTGCGAGGCAGCGCCCTGGTCGCATCAGGGAGGGCGGGCACGGCAATGGCGCCGACACCGCCAATCTTCCAGCCATCCACCTGTTCGTTGATCGCGATCGCGGCGGCGAGGATTTCCAGCGGCGGGTTTTTCCCCGCGCTCTCGCCCAGCTGCTGGTTCTTCCATCCGCCCTTGCGGAGCGCAGGCGAAGGCTTCCAGTTCCAGGCATAGCGCCCGTCCGCGAGCTTGCGGGAATGTAGGTATTTGATGTTAGCCACGGCGCGCCTCCGTGCGCTGGCGGCAGTCTTCCGCCCAGATGGAGAAAGCGGCGAACCAACGTCCCTCGATGCTGCCGGCGGTCACCGGGGTAAGCTGCTCGGCAATATCCATCGCCATGCCGGGGGGCACGTCGCGAGTGAGGCCGATGCGTTCGATAGTGCGGGGGTTGGCTTCCAGCTTGGCCGCCAAGGCATCCTTGCCGTCGCGGGCGAGCAGTTCGCGAAACGCGCGGCGGGCCTCGGCATCGGCACGATTGATGGGCTGGGAGAAGTCGGGTTTAGGCACGGTGTCGGCCTCCTGTTGCCGGGGGGATAAGGGCTTAGGCGTCGTTGGCTGTCAATGCGGACGGCGCTCCGACGAAATCCAGTTGGTTCTGCTCGCAATATCTGCGGAAGGCGGCCTCATGTAACTCGCCCGGATTCATGTCGATGCTGTGGCCTATTGTGCCACCTTTCCAAGATCCCTTGCGGCGACCGACCTCAGAGGAAAAGTGGAGATCCAGCGAGCGCTTGATCTTGTCCGGCCAGAAAAGAGAAAGCCATTTGAACTTGCCTTCACCGCGCTTCCAGTGGCGCTCCTCGATTCGCGTTGTCGCAGTGATCAACTCGCCGTCGTAGTCGCGGAACTCGAACGACGTGGTGGGGCAAGCATCTCGGAGGATCTGCTGAACCGTCCAGTGATTGCGCCATGCGCCTTCACCGATCCTCGCTTTTCGTCCACGCTCGGGAATTGTCGCAAAGTGATCACCGGCTAGGTCGAACACGCTGTGGCGAACGTGGCGCCACGACTTCCATGGCAGGAACCAAACCTTTGACTTGGTAGTGTCGCTGCTGTGGGTCTGAGCGCCGTAATGAAGATGAAGCGCACACTCTACGACAGAAAACCCATATTGGTTACGGTGCTCTTCCCAGTAACCGCCGTTTGGCGATTTTGACCATTCGTAGTGGGAGGTGTCGATCCACTCACGATAGGATTTGATGATCCCCGGCAACGCGACAATGATCGTGTGGCCGAGCGCGCGGAAGCGGATTGTGCTATCGGGGTGCTCTTCCTTCCCCGAAGTCAGCATGATCTCGAAAGGGCGGTAGTGTTTCCCATCCCGGCTATAGGTGAACGGGCCGAAATACTTGTCATTGTCGGACCACCGGGGGCGATAGCGGTGTTTGCCAGAAGGCATTTAACCCTCCTCGGATGATGCCGGGAGCCGCCCGGCGCGGATGTGGTTGCAGGGGTCCATCGCGAAGCCGGCGTAATCTTTGTATCCGGTGCCGTCGCACATGGTGCAGTCGGCCGCTGATGGTTCCGCACGTGCGGCGACGCAGCCGCGGCTCCAGTCTCGATCGAGAGTGGATGCGGGGGCGAGCTCGACGCTTGCGCAGGGGTCGAACTGGATTGCTTCCGCGCGCTTGGCGAGCGTGGCGGCCATCAGTCCAGCCCGAGTGAGCACTTGTAGGTGTCGAGCAGCATTTCCATTTCGCGGCGATCGTCCGGCTTCATTTTCCGGAGGCGCACGAGCTGGCGCATGATCTTCACGTCATAACCGACAGCCTTTGCCTCGTTGTAGACGTCGCGAATATCGTCGCTGATGCCCTTCTTTTCCTCTTCCAGGCGCTCGACGCGTTCGAGTAGCAGGCGCAGGCGATCGTCGGTGGTTTCAGCCATTGGGTTATTACCTCTGTGTCATGGAGCGGAAATTGAGGGAGTCGAAGGCGATGATCGTCACGCCGGGGACGATGCGGCCCGGGCGCTGAACGGTGAGGTGGACTTTGCCGTGCTGGAGAGGCTGAGTTTCGTCCCACTCGTCGACGTAGGCGTCAGCCGAACCGGTAAGGGATTTCGCGATTTGAGATGCGAAGCGGGTCTTGCCGCAGCCCCTCGGGCCATGGACAATGAAGATCTTGCGCATTCAGTAGCTTCCTTCTGCTGGAGGGGCGCCCGGCAGGCGGACGAAGTAATGGGTGATGCGCTTCTGGACCGGGAGGCCGGGGCCGTAGGCGAAGCCGCCCAGTTCACTGTCCCAGCTGGCGCAGTGCGGGGTGCCGTCGTCTGCCCGGAGCGAGAGGAAACGGCCATTGCGCGCACACTCATCTACAGGGACGTAGACACCGCGGGTCACAGCGGCGTCTCGCTCCACTCGATCCCTTCGAGCAGGCGGCCAGCGCAAGCCTTCCCGATCAATCGCGGCCGGGCCTGCCACGTCGCGCTGTCATAGCCTTGTTGAACGGCGAATTCGTAAGGCCGCCAGCAATCCCCGTCCTGGGAGTACAACCAGTCCCAATCACCCCACTGCTTGAAGAAGAAAGGGATTTTTGCTTCGCGGCACTGATCCCGCAGAGAGCGCGCCCAGTCGGGGTGCATGGGCCTTGCGCCTTTTCCGCTTTCGCCGCCGACGACGACCCAATCGAGCCGGACCCGGCCCCCGGTCCAGTAATGTAGGCGCGCGCATTTGGGGCATGGCAGTGCATCGCAGCTGTTGCCGCTGGGATCTTGGCAATAGCCCTTGCAGCCTCGCAGGGCGCGCGGGTGGTCGGTATGAAAACCGCAGGCCGGACAATGGGCCGTCGCCTGCGTCCAGCGGGAGAGGTCGATCGGGCCAAGCAAGGGCTCGCACGACAGCCAGCGCTTGGCAGCGGGGGTTTTCAGCAGATCACCAATACGCTCGTCCGCGCGAGCCTGATCCTCCACGGAAACTCCGAGCCACACGTTCGGCAACGCACGATCGCAGGTGTAAATGAGCTGGGCCTTATCGCTCCCAGTCACCTTGCGCATGGCATCATGCAGGCTGCGCCCGCGCAACATGCCGTTGACGTACTCCCGCATGCGGGCCGATCGTTTCGTGAGAACTTGAAAGGTATGTTGCCGAGCCAGCGCCATGACTGCAAACACGCGGTCAATCCACTCATCGGGCACGCTCTCGTGGAACAGGTCGCCGTGGGCGCAGACAAAGATCATGCGCGGGCGTTTCCAGCGCAATGGCAGGTCGAGCCACTGTTCGTTCAGGCGAACGTCGCCGTTCCAGACCGGTCCCGCCTTGGTGTCGATCGTCAGGCCCTTGCGGCTCGCATGATTCTTCATCCGCGTGCCAGCGAGCTTCATCGCATAGCAGTTGGTGCAGCCCGGCGAGGCGAGGGAGCACCCGGTGATGGGGTTCCACGTCGCTTCGGTCCATTCGATCTTACTGCCGTCAGCCATCGTCGCTCTCGCTGAATTCGTCCGCGAAGCTGGCAGCGTCGTCGGGCGCGGTTTCGTAGGTTTCGAGGTCCGGCAGATCGCCGTCGTCCTCGGGCGTTTCGTAGGTTTCGAGAAAGGCGGGGCGGGCGGCGCGTGGCGCGCTCACCCTTCCCGCTCCACGCGGCGCGCTTCGAGCGCGTCCAGTTCGGCCAGAATGAAGGCGGCGGCGCGAACAAGCAGCTTCGTGGCATTTTCGTGATGACCAAGCTGCGCATGATCGATCCCGCTGCGCAGCTTTTCCGCCGCGAGCCGTGCCAGATGGCCCGGCCGGAGGGACAGGTCCGCTTCGACGGTATGGCCATGTCCGAACTGCGCGTGCCGATCCGCCATCACGGCTTCGATCGAGGCGACAGGCACGCCGCCGAATGTGTGGCGCGCGCCGGCAGCCTTGGCTACCGCCGACGCGCGCTCGCCCTGGTGCGACCCGAGGGCTGGGGAACTGGTGGATGGCACGGCGGAACCGGAGGCTCCTTCCGCCGTGCCGCTCATCCCTGCCGGATTGAGATCTTCCTCGCGAGAGAGCCGTCCGGAAGCAGGGTGATTTTGAAAACTGTCAGTCATGGCCAAAGCACTCCGAGCATGCCGCCGAAGCCCGCGGAAAAAACGAGGGCCGCCGCGTATTTGAAGAGGAAGCGCGCCATTTCGGCGGGGCTTACGGGTGCAGGGCCTCGGTGCCGTGTGCGATCAGTTCCGCAGCCACCGGCACCACGAACAGGCAGAAGACCGCAGCGAGCAGCGAGCCAATGAGGCCGCCTTTCAGGCGGTCCAGCATGGCTTGAGCGTGATCGCCGCGATGCACCTGCATCAGCGGCCGCCTGCGGCAAGCAGCCGCGCCCGGTTCAACAGGTTCGTGCGGGTAGGTGCTGCTGCCGGCAGGGGGCGTTCGCCGACAGCAGCACCCTGCGACGGCGCAATGCCGACGCCGGGGGGTGGAGTGCGCTGGCCATCAAGCCAAGCGTCGAATTCAAGCGCGCACCAACGGCTTTTCGAACCGATCATCGACGGGCCAGCCTGGAGGTGGCCCCGATAACGGCGCGGGTTCTTGGGAAGCGGCATGCCGCACTGCTTGGCCAGATCGCGCAAATAACCGATCTGCGTGCGCGGCTCCCCTGCCAGCGACAGAAGGCGCGAGACTTCGCCGAAAGAATATTCGCGGCGCGCGTTGGCGATCGGCCGGAGCACGGCGCGCGGCGGCATGGCAGGCATCGGGATAATGTTGGCCGAAGCCAGTCTATCCGCGCTGGATGCAGGGAAAGGTACGATAGCGGCGGTCATAGGATTCGCCTCCTTGGCAAGCTGGTAGGCCTAAGGATTTATCCAAACAGACTAATCGCCGCAAGAGAGAATTTATCCATTCTGACTATGACGGATTTTGTTACCCAAAATTGCCCGCAGAAAAACGGCAGACAAAAGAAAACCCCGCAGCCCAGGCGGGCAGCGGGGTTCGCTAGTTAATACTGAATTTCCGGTCAGGCGCGCTTACGCTCCGATTCGGCTTCGATCATTGAAATCACTTCGCCCGAACCACGGAAAACCTGATGGCTATCGCGCAGGGCGTCGAAGGTTTTGCGAAGTGCCACCGGCAAATCCCGATAGGTATCGATAAGCGCCCGCTCTTCAGGGGTCAGCCCACCATCTTCCGGGTTGAGCAAGTCCGCCTTGGCGATGCCAAGCGCCTTGGACAGCTGCTCCATATGATGGTCTTTCATCTCGCGCTCGCCAGTTTCGATCTTGGCGAGGTTGGAGAAGTGAATGCCCGACAATTGGCCCAGCTTTTCCAGTGACAGCTCGGCCTGCTCGCGCAGTTCGCGGATGCGGTTGGGAAACCGCTCAATCTTGGATTTCCTTGCCATAGAGGGGAATATTATAACGGTGGCACTGGCACCGTTAGACGCTGTTTTGACCAAAATTCCCTCCGGGGGCTTGCGTTTAAATTAGTCAGATTGGATAAGTACCGAATGAACCTCGGTGCTCAAAAGGTCAAGGCATGGCGCAGCGCCAATGCCCCAAAGCCCGGCAGTCGGCGCTTTCCGCGCTCTTCGGCCTATCGACGATCACGTGGAGCCGCATTGAACGCGGCGAACGGCGACCACCGCTCGAACAGGCGGTGAAGCTGGAGAGGGCAGGCGTGTGCGAGGCGACCGACTGGTTCGAACCGCCTCAGGCCCTGCCCTTGACCACTGTAGAAACTAAATTGCGCGCGAAACCCGAACCACATGATGAAAACTTTTTAACCAGTGGTGGTTTCGCAAAGGTAACGATGTGAGCGGCCATCGTGAATTCTCCGGCCCCACCGCCGGAGATATTGCCAACCTGTTGCGGCCACACGCAGAAGCGCTGGGCCGGATGATCTTTCCGGCCTCTGTGATGGCGGCGGGGTTCCTGTGCATCGGATCGTTGCACGGCGAGCCCGGCGATTCGTTGAAAATCCAGACGCGCGGGCCAAAACGCGGCACTTGGGCGGATTATGCCACAAGCGACAGCGACCCGAACGGCAAGGGCGACATGCTCAAGCTGTTGCAGCTGACCATCGGCGGTGGGGACATGAAAAAGGCGATTGAGGAAGCCAAGCGCTATCTCAACCTCGACAGCATGGACCCGCGCGCCCTGGAGCGGATGCAACTGGCAGCACGCAAGGCGCAAGAGCGGCAAGAGCGGCAAAAAGCGTCCGAAGATGAAGGCAAGCGCCGGAATGCCGAGGGCCTATGGCACAGCGCGGCCCCGCTGACACCGGGGATGCCGCCCGTTCTTTACCTTGCCGGGCGCGGCATCCTGTTCGGCGCAGATAGCCCGCTGAAACGCCCGCCCGGATCGATCCGCTATCACCATGCGGTCACCCACAAGGAAAGCGGGCAAAAGCTGCCGGCAATGGCGACCTGCTTCATCGGCGCCGACAAGCAGATTAAAGGCGTTCACCTGACGTTTCTGGAATACACCGCAGGCGGTGGCTGGGTGAAGATCCCGGACATGGTGATCGAAGGGAAGCGCACCAAGGTCAGCAAGAAGATTTGGGGGCCGACCTATTGGGGCGCGCATCTGCCGCTCTGGAAGGGGGGACAGAACTGCCCGCTTGCCGACATTCGTGCTGGCACGGCGGTTGAAGGCTCCGAAGGGATCGAGGACGGCCTGTCCTATGCCATGGCAAACCCGCAGGCCCGCGTGATCGCGGGCGGGACGCTGGGCAACCTCGGCCAGATGATCCTGCCACCCCAAGCCGGTGACTTCAACTTTCTTGCGCAGAACGACACCGACCCGAAGCCGATCGAGGCTTTCGAAGCTGCCATGCTCAAGCAGCAGGCGCAGGCAAAGCATCAAAGATCGGATCGCCGGATCGGCGCAAGGCGACCTCCCCAACAATACAAGGACTGGAACGATTGGTTGCAGGGGAAATCCCGGTGATCCCGGACCTGAGCAAGGCCGAGCGAGACCGCTACGTGGCCGCCATGCGGGAACGCCCACGCCCGCAGGCCAGGCGAAACAACCAACCGACGGTGCAGGCTCCGTCGTCAGGCCCCTGCCCTTTCTGCGGCGTTCCCGGCTTCAAGGGTTGCGACCATTTCCTGCCGCTGGGGCCGCGCCCCGTGAACGAGTTTCGAGGAAAACGATAGACAATGACCGGGGGCAAACAATCGAGGCTCGACGAAATGCGGTCCGCGGAAGCGGAACCCGCGCCGGACTTCTTCGGCGCCGAGCAGATGCAGGATTGGGGGCGCAAGCCGCCCCGTCTACCGCAACCCAGCCCGGTGGTCCCGTTGGGAGTGCTGGGGAAATCGCTGATCTTTCTGGATTCCCTGCAACAGATCGTGGTCGAACCACCGCGCAGTTGCAGCAAGGGAGAATTGGCGCTGTGGTTCGGGGATGAATACCTGATCGAGCATTTCCCGTCCTATCCGAAAAACTACAAGGCGGGAGACCCGGTCGAAGACTTCAACCAGACCAAGGCGCAGATGGCGCTCATCAATGACTGCCGGGCGAAAAACATCTTTAATCCGCAAGGCAAAGTGCTGGGACGCGGAGCGCACCGCCCGAAAGCCGACGAAAGCCTCCTGGTTCTCCACCTGGGTCGTTCGGTCCTGATCTCTCGACCTAACGGGAACGTCGAGCGGCATCCGGCGGGCATGGTCCGGATCAGCGGGAAAGACGTGTTCTTCCCCGCAGCCGACAATCTGCCGCCACCTTCCGACCGCGCAGCGACGCGTAGCGAAGGCGAGGAAGTGTTGGAAATGCTCCACAGCTGGAACTGGATTTCCAAGGCGGCACCGCTGTTGATGCTGGGATGGATCGCGCAGGGCTATATTTGCGGTTGGCTGGACTGGCGCGCGCATATCTGGCTGGTAAGTCCTACCGCGTCCGGCAAATCGACCCTGCAGAAACGCATACGTGCGTTGCTGGACGACTGGTGCCTGTCTACCGCTGACGCTTCTGAAGCGGCAATCCGGCAAATCCTGGGCAATGACACGCTGGCCGTGTCGATCGACGAGGCCGAAGCCCACGATAACCCCGAAAAGCTGCAAGCGGTGATGAACCTGATGAAGAAGGGGTCCAGCGGCGACCGCATCCTTCGTGGCTCTCAGGATCATAAGGGCGTCGAATTCACCGCGCAGAGCGCCTTCCTGCTATCCTCCGTGCTTCACGCCCCGTTTCGCGGCGAAGACCGTAACCGTATCGCGCTGCTGGAAATGCGGCCACTGGCCGATGATGCCGAGCCGCTCGACCTTGAACTGGCGAAATGGCGCAGCCTGGGTCGGCGTCTGCATCGGCGCATGGTGGAACAGGCACCGAGATTTGAACGCACGTATACCGCTTACAAGCGGGCTATCAGCGCCCACCGCTACACCGGGCGTTGGCAGGATACGTATGGCACCCTTCTCGCCTGCGCCGACCTGCTGCTCTACGATCTTGCCCCCGATGCGGCTGACGACGCGATGCTGGAACCGGGCATGGTGCGGGTGCAGGAGGCGGTAACATCGATCCTGCCGCTGCTTGCTATGGGCCGATCCGAAGCTCGCACGGATACCGAACGCGTGGTGCAGCATCTTGTCAGCTATCCTTTGCCAGGATCGCACGGCCACGCGCCTGAGCCGGTCGGTGCATGGCTGGAACGCGCGATGCGGACCAAAATCACTCCCGGCCAGTTTGCCACCGAGCCCGCCGAGTACCACGGACCGGACGAAGCGGCACGAAAGCGGCTTATGGCCTACGGTCTGCGCGTGGTGGCCCGTGTGGACAAGGGCAAGGGCAAGTTCGGCATCGAGGACGCCTTGCTGGACGAACAGGGTTGGGAGAGCGGCTATGTTGCCGTGGCCTATGCCACGAACAAGGCGCTGGCCGGATTGTTCGTCGGCACCGAATGGGCAGGCGGTGGCTGGCTCCAGTCACTCAAGAAAATTGACGGTGCCATCGGGGGCCAAAAAGTCCGTTTCAACACCAGCATGCCGGATAACGCACTGCTTGTGCCGCTTTCCGCGTTCCGAGGAGACGAAGGATGAACATTGCAGAATTGGCGAAAGCCGCCGCCGACGCCACCGTTCCCGAGGACGGCGAAGGTTTCTCCCGCGAGAAGTGGTACATCGCCCGCGACTCCGTTCTGTTCGCTGGACAGTCCTTGCTGCCCACCCCGGCCGCCGATGAGGTGGAGGCGGTTGCGAAAGCGATCCACCGGGCGCGCTTCCCCGAGACGTACACCGCCCATGAGGATTACTGGCAGCAGTTGTCCGATAGTGGTCGCGAGAAGTGGTTCCACGTTGCCCGCGCCGCCATCGCCGCACTGCAAGCCCGGAGCGCCGAACCTGTGCAAGATCGGCACGAGTTGGACGCCACCATGCAGACGGCTGACAGGCTCGCTCGGCGCATGGGCGGGCGGTTCGTTCCGCATGCCGCCGAACCTGCGGGCGAGGAGCCGGTGGCATGCTGCAAAGAATGTGGCAGCACCGGGCTTACGTGGTTTGCGCACTCTCGGAACAAGTCGCAGGTCGTTGAGGGCCGGTTGAAGACGAGCGACGTAGAATGCCTGTTCGTCCTCGGATGCGAGGCGTGCTCGGAAACGCTGCGCGTCGCGACTACCGATGAGGTTGCGGCACTACTGAGCACCGGCCCCACCCCGAGCAATCCCCACAGGTTGGTGGAGGCGTTCGTCGCGTCTCTCACGAACAATGGACGCAACCGGGACACCATGCTTTCGATCAATCATGACGAACTGCGCGCTTTGGTGGCCAAGGCTTCCGCCGCGCAAGATCAGGGGGGCGAAAGTTGACCGCACGGAGACGCAACAGGCGGTTGATACCACCGCCAGGAGTTCAACCGCGGGTGCTGTGCCCACATATTGAAGTCCGAAAGTCCACGCCAGAGCAGAGGCAAGCTCAAAAATTCGACGAGCACGAAAGGAAATGGGGCCGCATGATATATCGCGGCATCCGGTCCATTTTCTCGAAACCATGAGCATCCTCGGCCAAGTTATGGGCACCCAGAAGGCGCGCAAACGGAACGACTTCTATCCCACCATCGATCCGCGCGCCGTGCAGGCACTTGCGCGTTTTCTACCGCCCGGCACCGTCTATGCGGAGCCTTGCGCGGGCGCAGGCGACCTTATCGGCTTGCTCGATGCGCTTGGCCTGACATGCGATTGGGCGTTGGAGCTGGAGCCGCAAAGCGAATGCCTGCGCAACCGATGGCCCATCGCACGGGGGAATGCCTTGACCCTTTCGGCCCGCGACGTGGGGGATGCGACGTGCTTCGTGACGAACCCGCCCTGGAACAGACCGATGCTGCATGCCCTGATCCGGCATCTAGCCGCTATCCTGCCGACATGGATGCTGTTCGATGCCAGCTGGAAGCATACCCAGCAAGCGGCGGCGCTTGGCCCGATCTGCACCGATATCGTCAGCGTGGGGCGGCTGAAATGGTTCGCCGGGTCCAAATACGACCCACCCGACGATTGCGCTTGGTATCTGTTTGACGCGCGCCCAGGGCGCGAGGCTGCGGCACCGCGCTTTCACTTTCGACAAGCGCCGGTAGGGGACCGCACGCAGTTGACGTTGATCTAGATGAGATCGCGGGGTTCGGTGCTGGCCGGTGTGCGCGCGACGGCAAGGGTGACGTCAAGCAGGGCCGCAATGTGTTCCGAACGAATTTCAGTCCCCAGCGGGAGACTTTCGAAAAGGGATTTCAGGGCCTCAAGCGCCGCGAGCGAGCGCGTGTGGTTGAGGTCTGCGTCAGGCGGACGCGGATCGGCCCGCACAAAACGGAAATCAGTCATTACCCAGGTCTTCCATTCGGCCCCACCTTGCGGGCTGGTGGCCGGACGTGACGGGTTGGAAGACCGCTAGAGCAACGGCAGGCATACGCCTCCCGACGCGCCCGACCATGGGCGACGTTGCTCTAGAATTCGGGCTTCCATTCCCGGCACCGCGACCCGCGATGCGGGCGCGCCTATGTCATCCTATACCCCGCGATGCAAGGATAACCGGGCACTTCCCGCGATTGCCCATCTGTGGCAGCCTGCCGCCATGCTGGCTGTATCAATAATTTTTGGAGCATTGCTCGGCCTGATCGTGCAGGCCGGGCGCTCGGGTTTCATCCCGGCGTGGGGAGAAGCAGAAGCGCCCGCATGGTTGCAACTTGTGGTAATCTGTCAGGCCCTTGCAATAGCTTACGGCTATGCCGGTTCCTCACGCGGTTTTCTGATTATCGGCCTTTGCGGGCTTGGCGCATATACTCTGGCACGGGCGGTTCTTGCCGCGCTGGTCGAAGTTGTGGCGGCAGTCCGCCATTAAAGCAACGCCGCCTGCGCGGGAGGAACTTCGTCAGGGAACAGGGCGAAAGGATCTATCCCGCGCAATTGCATCCATGCCAGCGCTTTGGCCTCCTGAGCGTCGTATTCAGGCATTTTGCGCGTCTGCCAGCAATCGCGGCCCTCCTCTTGTGCCGCCTCGCCTAGGCGGCGGTCCGTGCGGGCGCGAATCCATTGTTCCGCCTCCCACGGTATCCAGCGCTCCAGCTTGCCGCCCCGCCCTGCCCCGTCCTTGGTTGGCCCGTCGATATAGGCTTCGAGAACACCCCGCGCCCATTCCTCGGGTGTCGTCACCGCGATCGACGTGATGGGGCGGCTGCACGGTTGAAAACTGCGATAGCCGGTGCCGCTGAACGAAAGGTCGCCGGGGCGGTGCCGATCGGCATCGAGGCGCATCGACAGGCCGTTGGTGTCAGCCAGGACATGCATGCCTCTGCATTCGAAACGGAACCTGCTGGGAATGCCCCACATGGGCAAGCGGCTTTCGGCCCTGGCTCGAACGCGCAGGGCCTTCATCAGGCGCTTCGGGCCGCGATTGACCCTGACCCCGAACGAGGTGCCGTTATTTGCCTCGTTGTTCAACAAATCCAACTGCGCCCATAGCTGCGGATCGTATTCGTGATTGCCCGCGCGCTTGGCCTGGTCGTAAGCGTCGAGCAATTGCCAAGCCTCATCCGCGATTTCAGCAAGAGGGCGCGCGCGCGAAACCTTCCATTGGTAGGTGATATGGTCAGGGTCCAGCTTCGCGGACTTTGCGGCCTTCTGTTCCTTGGGTGTGTATCCGCCCTTACGCAGCGCCTCCAGCGACGCGCGCAGGCGATAGAGTGCCCGGAAACGGTGTGTATCGTCCCGCCATTCGAGCGCATCAAAGGTCGCGAGGGCATCCGGCGTCGCCTCGTCGGCCGTCAGCTCGGCTTGTGGCTGGTTAGTTCGGCGGTTTTCATTACAGTCCCAGCACACACCCCGCCCCGTGGGCAGGACAAAACGCCGCGTGTTCGCCATGCCGCGACTGTCCACAAACAGTGCGCGGCAATCGCTGCATTCCGGTTCTGTCACCGTCAGGCACGGATAGCAGATCGTGCCGCCTAGGCCGTCATGGTGCCATAGCGCCTCTGCCTTGCCCTTGGTATTGCAGCGGACGCAAAAGCACGGCGGCGGGGCCATGTAAGGAGGTACGACCGGCGCGAGGGCGGTTCGCATCGGCTGCGCGAATAGGTCGCCCTGGTGTTGCGCGAACAGGTCTAGCTGCGCGGCGCTGCGGCGGGTCATATCAGGGGGGATTTTCACAGGTTCGGCCTCCTATTGCCGTTCGCACCCGCACTTTGGCGGCACAGGAAGCGCGCGGGCCTGACGCCCGCGCGCTCTCCAGTGCCGTCAGTGGTAGGCGGTGAAGTGTTGGGCGGCATAAACAGCCTTGCCGCCGATCCGGGCAAGCGGCTGCTCGAACGTGGCAAGGCGAACGTTATCGATTCGCACGCGGCCGCCTTTAGCTGCGCGGCGCAGCGGCTCCCCAATGTATTTCCCTACGAGGGGCACCGTCTTGCCTTGCTGCCAGTCGGTTTCCTCGATCTCGCGCGCGATCTCGCGAACCTCGACCATCGTCTTGCCGATAAGTGCGGTCACCTCGAACCATTCGCGGTTGGTCTGTTCGTAGCCCCAACAGGTACTGAGCACGTCGCCTACAACAAGGCCACGCCCTTCCGCCTTGCGCTCGGCGGCCCGCTTCGCCTGCCGCTCGGCGTGAGCGGTGCAGGCAGCAAAGAACGATGTGACTTTGCATGCGCGTTCCTCAGCGCTGCGGAAGCGGTAGCGCCAAGCGGGCTTGAGTGCCCGCCCGGTGAAGACGGCGGCGCAGGGCGCGCCATCGGCCTGCTCGTAGATATAAGCCACGGCTGTGCTGTCTTTCGCGAAGACGCCGCGACATTTATGGAAAATCTGCTGGCGGCGCGCTTTGTCAAGCTGTTCGGGGCTCATTACTCAGGCTCCCCGCTTGAGAATGTCGGCGCATTCGAGAAGCTCGACCAACCTGCGCGCCCAGTCCTCGGCTTCGGACTGCTTGCCGCATTGCTTGTACGCGATGGCCTTTGCCAAAGCCTGAGCCACCTTAGAACGATCAACCATGTTTCGGCCTCCTATTGCCGTTTCAGTCGGCCATCCGCCAACTGTTATTTAGTCATATTGGCTAAATAAATGATTTGTCAATATGACTAAATAACATGCCCGGACAGCGCGCCGTCAGGCGCGCGGTGCGTCCGGGCTCACTCTCCCTGACCCTCGCTTTCCTGCCACTTTTCGCCCGCTTGCTCACCTGACATTCGCCTACCGCCCCGCTTACCCGGACCCGTTTTGTGCAAGCAGAGCATAGGCCAAGGGTGGATGCTCGGCATGGGTCCGGGGGCGTTCCGTATGTTCTGGCCCGTTCTGGGCATGGAACGGCAGAACATTAGGTTTTCAGCCGTTTATTGAGGCGTTCCAACTGTTCTATCGATGGGAGAGGTTTTGCGCATGTATGCGCCTATGCGCACACCATACACAGGCGCGAGATAGATAGAACAATCAGAACATGTTCTTTTTATCTTATATTTCAATATGATATCTGTTCCAATGTTCGTTCCGGTAAAGAACAATCGGAACGGACATGGGGAGCCCTTGCGTTCATTTAGTCCATTCGGATAATGACCTAGGCCATGCTCGATGCGCTAGCGCCACACTCGAATATTCTAAGGGTCGGATATCCGGCTCAATGGGTGTTCCGGGGGTGCGACTTCGGCGGGCTGGGGAAATTCGGGCCGCGCGTGGTAGCTGCGGCCGGGCGTCGGAACTGCGATCTTGGCAGGCATGCAGGCGTCGGCGTCCAGGCGGGGAGCGGCAGCGCCCTCCCCGCCTCGAATGTGCAAAATCAATCACTTAGCAGCATCGCCGTCGCGCCCGTCGCACCGATGCCGTCGCACCGCCTGACAGGATCGGCGGTTTTCTGCGCCCTTGATACCGCCCGTCGTCTAATCGCCAGTTTTCAGACAGCCTCGGCCATGGCGCGCATCGCGGCCCATCGGTCGGCCCCGCCGTCGTCGCCGGTCGGGGGGGGTGGCCCCCTTTCGGTTCGCGCGCGCGTCCCCATGGGGGTCGCGCAGGACAGACCCGGATTTTCAAAAAAACCGGCCTTTCGGCCCCCTCGATCACTGGATGCGGATGCACCGGCTTTCAGAGGGCGCGGAAACTTCGACCGTCAGACGTGGGGTCCGGGGTGGCGATGCCTTACGCATACGCGAAACAGCGCTGTGGGCCGCGTGAAGGTGCCAATTATGGAATCGGAGGGGTCCGGGGGCGCAAAGGCGCTCTCGGCTCGTACGATCTTGGCAGGGCTGCGACGCTAGGCGGGGGGCTCGGCTGATGTCAAGCAAGCCGTCTGCACTGATGCAGGTTATGCAGGGCGAAGCAGACGAGCGGGGCGGAAACGAGTTCTTCCCCGAAGCCAGCCAGCTTGACCTTCTGCGCGATGAACGCGGGAATTTGCCTGCGGATGCCTTGCGGCAAATCCGGGCGCAACAAGGACGTGGCAGACCGCGCGGTGCCCGCAACAAGCGCAGCGAGAAAATCGCGAAGTGGTTCATCGCTCAATATGGTGACCCGCTGGTGGCGCTTGGCGAGATCATGAACACCCCTATCGACGTGATCTACGAGCAGATGATCCTTGCTCAAGGCGGCGAGGCGAAGGGGAAGCGGGTGACGGGACGGGACGCCATGGAATTTCGTAAATCCGCTATTCTTGACGTGCTGCCATACATTCACGGCAAGCAGCCCATCGCAGTAGATTTCAACGGCAAAGCGGATGCGGTGATCTTTATTCCGGGCCTTAACGCGCCCGCCGGCTTCACGCGCGATCAGTTGACCGACGCGACAGAAAAGCTTGGCATTGAGGCCATTGAAGCGGCGGGCATTCGCTTGGACGACGGCACACTGTTGCCCGATCCCAGCAAGTGGGCACACGCCGACGACGACGATGATTGATTTTTCATCGATCGACGACCTTGACCGCACTGGCGAGGCCGAAGCGCTTACGATGGTTCCCGTGGGGCCGGTCGCGCACCGGTTCGTTCATGACCAATCCTACATGCGGACCATCATGGGGCCGTTCGGATCGGCTAAGACTACGACGACCTTCCAAGCGATTATCATGGCTGGGCTTTGGCAGCATACCGCGCCGGACGGGATGAAGTATTCGCGTGGCTGCATCACGCGACCGACCTACGGCCAGCTTCAAGATACTGTCATGAAGGACTGGTTCGCGTGGTTTCCCAAGACGCGAGACAACTGGAATGGCGATCGCCTGGAGCACACGGTTACGCTGGACATTCCCGGCATCGCCAAGCTGAACATACAGGTGTTGTTTCGGGCCTGTGAGGACCGGGTAAAAGCGGAACAGATTTTCAAGGGAATGCAGCTTACATGGCTGTGGCCCAACGAAATCGACACGCAAGATCCCAGCGTTCTGGAATTCGGCTTGCCCCGCCTCGGGCGATATCCACCTGCGGCAAAGGGCGGCTGTGCCTGGTACGGCATGTTCGCAGACATGAACGCGCCGGACGTAGACAATTACACTTACGACTTGCTCGTCAACAAGAACATGGGGCTACCGCAAGCGGTCGAAGACGCCCTGCGCGAAAAGCTTGGACCGAATTTCCGGATTGCATTCCACCGTCAGCCCGGAGGCCTGGACCCGGATGCCGAAAACCTCATGAACCTTCCTGAAGGTTATTATGAGCGTTTGATGGTGGGCAAGACGACCAATTGGATTCGTCGATTCGTTCACAACCAATTCGGCGCCGTGCGGAACGGACAGCCTGTTTACGAAGAATTCAACGACGAGATTCACACGGCGAAAGAGGACCTGAAGGCTCTGGACGGTGTGTCGGTTGGCCTGGCTGTGGACGGCGGTTCGACCCCTGCTGCGATGTTCGGCCAGAAGGATGACATGGGGCGCATCCGGTGGTTGGCCGAGGTCGTGGTTTTTGCGCCGGGGTCGGAGCATTCGCTGGAACAGATGGACGCCGAGTCCTTTGGCGAGCTTTGCGGTGAATTCTGGCTCGAAAACTACGGAAAGCATGACTTCGCAGGCGCTTGGGGCGATCCCGCGGCTTGGTACGGTGTTGAGGACAAGCACAGCTGGGTTACGCTGTTCTGGAGCGCGTTTAAGAAGAAAGTTGGCCGCGGGGCGGTGCGCTGGAAGTTGAAGCCCGCCCCGATGCAGCATGAGAACCGCTTGCCGGAAAGACTCAAGGCCGTGCGCGATCCGCTGAAAAAGATGATCGGCGGGCAACCTGCTTTCCAACTTTCGCCGACCTGCAAGGTGACACGCCGGGGTTTCAACAACGGCTACGTCATTACGCGTGTGCAATTGTCGAATGGCGGGGGACGCTGGGCTGACAAGCCGCTCAAGAACGACTTTTCGCACATTCACGATGCCGGTCAGTATCTGAACCTCGGTCTGACCAAGGTTGGAGCCGTCGATGATGACGGCCAGCCCAAATCGAAAGCCGCCAAGCGGCGGACGCCCGGCGGCGGCAAGGTCAATCATGGCGGCAGCGCGTTCGCGCCGAAACGTTGAAAATGGAGGTCACATAATGGGTGCGGTGGGGAAGATGCTGCTTTCGCCAATCGGGGCGATGGCCGGTCTGTTCAACAAACCGAAAATCGATGTGCCAGCAGCACAGCCGCAGGCGATCGACCGATCGAGTTCGGTCGTTCTGGAGGCGGTAGCGAGCCGGCGCGGTTCCCTTGCGAACAAGCGGACGGGATCGCTCGGGGCTGAGGCTTCCGGTGGCAAGAAGACTTCGCTGGGCGGCTGATCGCCCCGCGTTGCGAAGGAAGGAACGCAGCATGGATACAAAAATCAGCGACTTGCTGAAGGTGAACGTCGATGACGGCATTGCCGCTTTCAGCACCCTCAGCGATGACGAGCTTGCGGCTTTTGCTGCCGCTGAGGCGGCAGCGACAAATCGCAAGAGCCTGCTCAAGGCCATAGCGACCGAACAGGAAGCACGCGCCCACACGGCGAAGGAACAGAAAATCATTGCGCTGGCCGCCGATGCCGGTGTTCGCGTCTTTACCGATGCAGATGTTCGCGCGCTGATCGAAGAAACGAAGATGGAGCAGAACGAGCGCATCGCCGCGCTGGAAATCAAGCTGGCAGATGCCGAGGCCGGTACGACGGCGCAGGAGGTAGCGGCGCAGCCCCGCAAGCTGGCGGTAATCGGCAATGCGGAAGGCCCCTGCCTGCGTATCGCGTTCACCGGGAGCGACGATATGACCATTCAGGAGCTGCCCGAACTGGAATTCCAGAGAGGCGCGTTCAAGTTCGATCATTCGCGCCGGGTGGTATCGCTGGAGCAGCCGATCGTCTTCCCGATCGCGGTTCGCCGGACCGAAATCACGAAGGCATGGCTCGTGGGCAAGAACGGCGACGCTGCTGCGGTATGTGAATTCATCAGCCCGCTTGCGGTGGGCGGCGGTACGCGCGCGAAGATCAATGCCGGCCACCTGTCGTTCAGCGAACCGAAGGTCGACATGCTTGCCAGCGCCGCGAATGCGATCCTTGCCGTTACCGGCGGCGACACGATCGAAGACTGATCTAGGCGGGAAGGCCGGGCGGATGATTACTCCTGAAAGCGTGAAAGCAAATCAGGCGCGAATGGAAACGTTACGCGCCAATCATGACAGCAAATGGAGTGAGATCGCCCGCCTGGTCTACCCGGAAATGAACCGGTTCTATGGCGGGACGATGGCCGGTTGGGCGCAGATGGGCGGCCGGGTTGATGCTGAAATGCACAATCCCTATGCCGCTCAGGCGTTCGAGGATGGTGTTTCGCTGTTCGAGGGTTTCGTCATGCCGCGAGGCCAGCGGTGGCAGAAACTGGCGCTCGACGCCGAATTGATGAAGTCTGTCCGGGTCCAGCAGTGGGTCGAGAAGAAAGAATTGCGGCTGTTCCAGCTGCGAAACGACCCCGAAAGCGGCTTTGTAGGCGCGGTCCACGAAAGCGCCATGAGCCTTTATGCGTTCGCGGCGCAATCCATGTGGATCGACATTCGCCGTAGCCCGGTGACGGGCCGCAAGGTCGGGCTGAGCTACGAAAGCGAATTCGTGGGCGAACAGTTCGTGGAATGGGATGCCTCGGGCACGCCTTTCCGCCTGCACAGGAAGTTCGCCCTCACGGCAGAGCAAGCCTTCCTCAAATGGGGGCGCAATACGCCGGCCCCTGTGATGAAGGCGATGGGCCAGGACAAGAACAAGGATGGCGAGTTCGAGTTCATCCACGTGATCGAGCCGAACACGCAATATGATCCCGAACGCATCGATCATCATGGGAAGCCATGGGCGGCGGCCTATTACCTATGCGGCGGGAACCATGAGATATTCCTCCGCGGCGGGTATCATTCCAAGCCCCGAATCTTCTCCACGTTCACACGTGGACTTCGCAACAGTTGGGGTTTCAGCCCCACGATGCGCATACTGCCGCAAATCCGCCTGTTGCAGGAAATCACGCAGCACCGCGTATTCGGGGCGGAACTGCGGTTGCTCCCGCCCTTCCTTGCAACCGATGATGAGCTGGACGGCGCCATTCTGGAAATGCGGGCCCTGGGCGTAACGTTCGGCGGGCTTGACGATCGCGGCAACCCGAAGATGAAAACATTCTTCGATGCTTCGGATTCACGCGATGCCGAACTGCTGGCGCAGGAAGCTTGCGCGATCATCGACAAGGGTTACGGCCGCGACCTGTTGCAGATCACGCGCGAGCAGAAGACGCATATCACTGCGACCCGGACCGAAGAAGAAAAGGTCGAAAAAGGTGTGCTCCTAGCTCCGCTGGCCCGGCAAGAAGCCGAGTGGCTTGCGCCGATGACCGTGCGCGAACTTGCCCTGATGGGGGAGATGGGCGATTTCGACGATGCCCCCGGCGAAGTGATCGAATATTTCGAGGCCGAGGGCGAATTCAGCTGGCGCTACGATAACGAACTGACGCGCATGATGCAGGCGCAGGATACCACCGCCTATCTGTCTCTTGCCCAGCAGGTTGGGTTGCTGGCGCAGTTTGACAATACCGTAGTGGAGGATTTTCGCCGGGAATACCCAATGGCGAAGGTGCTGGACGTGCTGGGGCAAAACGCCGGCGTACCTGCGGCAATGCGCGCTACTGAAGAGGAAAAGCAGGCCTACGACACCCGCAAGGCGCAGGAGGCCCAACAGCAGGCGCTTCTGGCAGCGCTGCCCGCCGTAAGCGATACGATCAAGAATGTTTCGGGGGTAGCCAGCAATGGCGCTTGACCGGGAAATTGAAATGATCGCGGAGCGTCAAAAATCCGTCACCGCGCGCGCGCAGGCCATGGCCCGCATCATTTTGCGAGCGAAAACGGTGCGGGCCTATCGCAGGCTTTTCCTAAAAGATGGCCAGCTGTCCCCAGAGGCCGTCCTTGTTCTGGCCGATCTTTCCCGTGCGGCGGGGATGGGCAAAGCGGTAAGCGGTGCCAACGGGGAAGAACTGAATTTCCGCGAGGGACGGCGCACCATGATGCTGCACCTCTTCGCGCGCCTGGACGCGCAATCTCTTGAAAAACTGGCCCAACGCATAAGGGAGGCAAACGCCGATGACCACGCAGACGACTGAAGAAACCCCGACGCCGCCCCCTTCGCCCTCGGCTGCGCCGGAATGGATGGGTTCGCTGGGTGACGAAACGCTCCGCACCAGCGAAACGCTTTCCCGCTACAAGTCGGTGGACGATCTGGCGAAGGGCCATATCGAAACCATGTCCTGGGCGCGCGGACGCATCCCGATTCCAGCGGCCGACGATGCCAAGGGTCGCGAAGACTTCATCGGCAAGGTTCGTCCCGAGAAGTGGGAGAATTATGAGGTTGCCGTGCCGGAAGGTTCGAACACCGACCGGGCCGATGCCTTCAAGCAAAAGGCCCATCAGCTGGGCCTCCTTCCATGGCAGGCTAAGGAACTGTCCGACTGGAGCAATGGGTTCGAGGCCGATGCGGTTTCGAAAATGACGCAGACGGCACGAGATGAGCTGACGACGCGCGAAATCAACATCGGCCCGGCAGGTTACCAGCGAACGAACGAGGCGATCGCCAGCATGTTCAATCAGGTCGAAGGGCTTGAGGGGTTCGATTCCGATCAGGTAATGCGCGGCATGGAAAGTGCGTTCGGAGCCGGTCAGACGTGGGATTTCCTGCGCTGGGTGGCATCGAAGACCGGCGAACTCGACAAGGTTGACGGTGGCGCCATCGACCTTGCTCTTGGCAATCTGAAAGGCCCGGCGGCGCAGGCGGAAATCAATCGCCTGATGAAGGATAGCGAATTCATGGAGAAGGCGAAGCAGCCCGGTTCGCCTGAAAGCAAACGCTGGAAGGACCTCAATCTAGCTGCCTCCAAGGCTTGACAGATTTAGTCATTTAGGAGAAATATCACTGCATCCTCTGGACAGGATGCAGTGATGGCCGAGCGGGGGAACGGCCCAGTTTTTTCCCCCAACCTTCCGGCTTTCCCTGCGTGCAGGCCCCGGATGCTGTGAGCGAAAGTCGCTCCGTTTACCCGGTACGGCTACCGGCAGGCCGGCCCGCGATCTGGATCGCGCCTCCCCGTCCGAAGCAATCGAACCCGTTTGTTTTTGGACATGGAGGCTAAAGTGTCCGATACCGATGTAACGAAGCATCGCAATACCACCTTCAGCAACAACGTCACCTATACCCTGAGCGAAGAACCTGGCATTCATGCCGTCCTCTGCGGTTCCAGCGATGACTACGAAGGGAACGCGAAGGCCCGCATCACCAATCGTTTCGACGATATCGAGATGCAGGAAAAGGGGTCGCGGGGCGGCGATACCAACAATACCGAAATGGGCAGTGCGGTCCGCTACATCAAGCCGGGCCGCCTGAATACTGTCGCGCCGCTGGCCGATCTGGAAGACTTCCAGGAAACCATGGTCGACCTCGGGTCGCCATTGGTTAGGGGCGTAGCCAAGGCCGGCAAGAAATATCATGACGATATGTGCTTCCGCGGCTTCTTCGGCAACGGCTATGAGGGCGAAGGCGGCGACGATATCGTGCCGTTCAAGCCTTCGAACGTGATCGAATCGGGCGGCGTTGGCCTTGTTCTTCCGAAGCTGCTGGCCGCCCGCGAACTTGCCCGCAAGCGCCACGCGCCGTTCTCCACGGAGCCGCCGATCATCATCCTTCAGGCGGAAGACGAAACCGAACTCCTCAAGATCGAAGAGTACAAGAATTCGCGCTACAGCGGCAAAACACCGCTGGTCGGCGCGGAAATCGTTCCCTTCATGGGCTTCCGCTTCATTCCCTTCCAGGCAGACCGGAAAAGCCTTCCGACCTCCTATGCCAATTTCTTCGCCAACGGCGGGGCGAAGCGGCGTCTGCCGATGATCTTTCCGAGCGGTATGCACCGCGGCAGGTGGGTCGAGTTCATGGGCAAGATCAGCGAGCGTCCCGACAAGGATTACGCGATGCAGTATTGGGGCGCGGCGCGCTCTGCCTGCGTCCGCACTGACGAAGACCTCGCCTTTATCATCGAAACCGAATGACCGCTTGGGCGGGGGGCTTCGCCTCTCGCCCTTCGCCATGGCGAGCGTGGCACCTGACGCCCGCTACCAATCCGAGGAGTATCCAGAATGGCCGACATCTACGGCACTGCTCACAGCGGCACCGATCCGCTACACCGCCCCTCCGGCATCGTGGTGGACGCGGGGGTTCGCCGTTTCCGCAACACGATCAACCTTGCCACCGAAGGCGGTGCCACGACGAATTCGATCATCGCTGCCAAGGTTCGCGAGGGCTGCGCCATCCACGAAGTGCGCATGCACTCGACCGTGGCGCTGACCGCTGTGGACTTCACGATCGGCACCGATGACGATCCCGACAAATATGGCGCAGCGCAGGCCGGACCTGCTGCCGGTGCAAGCAAGACCTTCCAGGTTCCCGTGGCCCAGCTGGCCGCCGATGGCCTGACCGAACCCGATCTGGTGAAGTTCTTCCCCAGCGCGGCCCTTCCCGCTGCCGGCACGATCGTAACCGAAATCTTCGCCAGCAAGCGCTGAGGATGTCTCCGGGGGCGGCCGTACCGCCGCCCCCCGCCTTGCGGCGCGTCGGGGTCCAGAACGGATTGTTTCGACGGACAGGGATTGGAGAAACACCCGGCGCGCCGCCTCTTTCATGAAAGCCGATCATGCCCACGCAGTTGAGCCAAACCGGCATCGTCAACGCCGCCGCCGCGCTGCTGGGTTCAAGTGAGCGGATCACAAGCCTGGATGGTCGGAACAAGCTGGCGGTGTGCGCCGCTGCCCATTGGGGCGTCACGATCAGAACGTTGCTGGTGGACCATCCATGGAACTTCGGCATCAAGCGCGCGAAACTGAACGCAGGCCCGCCTCCCGCTTGGGGTTTTGAGCGCACATTTGCGCTACCGGCAGATTGCCTGCGCCTGCTTCCCTCCCGCCTCGTGGATGGTCGAGAGTTCTTCTATGACGGCGAAGTTGAAGACGGCAAAATTCTGACGAACGCTTCTGCCCCGCTGGCCGTTCGCTACATCGCTTCCGCCACGATCGACAACGTCCAGGCTTGGCTACCCACTTTCGCCAAGGCGGCCACTTATGCGCTGGCCGAGGATATGGCGGAAGATTTGACCGGTGCGTCTGGCCTGTCCGAGCAGCAATCGCAAAAGTTCGAATACTGGCTGAAACGAGCCCGCCGGGTTGATGGGCTGGAGAGCCAGCGCGGGAACAGCGCGCCTATCGCATCGCGCAGCCGTTGGCTGAGCAGCATGCGCACCCCCTTCAACCCCTACTCGGACTGAACCATATGTCTCGCGTCACGCCTGCGCAGGTGAGCTTCAACGGTGGGGAATTGTCCAAGCGGCTGCAAGCGCGAACCGATCAGGCCATCTACTCCATTGCCCTTGCCGAAATGGTTGGGTTTTCACCCATGGTCGAGGGTGTCTCCGAAGCGATGCCGGGGACGATCCATGTGGCACCGCTAGCCGGCCCGTTTCGTTTCGTGGAATTCGAGTTTTCAACCACGCAGGGCCATGTGCTCGCGTTTGCCGACGGCAAGGTTACGATCTTCACGAACGACGCGCTGCTGACTGAAATCGAAAGCCCATACACCTGGGCAGAGGTACAGGAGCTTTCGTTCTTTCCATCTTTCGATGTTCTGTACTGCTTTCGGCGGGGCTCGCGCCCGCGCATGCTATTTCGCGACGGGGCTGAAACCTTCGGGTTCGAGGAATACGTTTTCACAGACGGCCCCTTCGAGAAAACCAACAAGGACGAGAGCAAGACCGTTTCCGTGTCCGGGATCTCGGGCGCGATCACCATGGAGGCGTCCCACGATATTTTCGCTGCGACCGATGTGGGCGGGCTGTTCCGCATCGAGGCCGAGGACCTGGGCGATATCACCGCATGGGAACCATATACTACCGTTGTGATGGGCCAATATCTGAACGCCAACGACCGCGTTTATCGCGTCGTGGGTGGTAATCCCGACGACGACAACAAAATCCGCACCGGCACGCTCACCCCTGTTCATACTGAAGGCGTGGAGTGGGACGGCATTGCCAGCGGTGTTGACGTAAACGACAAGCCCGCGGGCGGCGTCCAGCTGGAATATATCCACGACAAATGGGGCGTCGTTCGCATTACCGCTTTCACGAACAGTATGTCGGTTAAAGCCGAAGTATTGCGAAGACTGCCCTTCTCGGCCGGGGCCAGCGGGGGAAGCTATTCGTACATTGGAGGCTATTGGAAAGCGACCTACTTCGATTACGAGCCGCCCACGATTTCGGCGAGCTATGCCTATGGCACCTACCGTTGGAGTTTCGGTTCGTTCAGCGATACGCGAGGCTGGCCCTCCTGCGGAACCATATGGGCCGAGCGCCTTTGCCTTGGCCTCGACTCCTCCATTTTCGGCGGTGTGTCCGGCGACCTCGACAGTTTTGCCGAACGCAACGAACTGGGGGAAGTGAGCGACGACATGGCGTTCGTTGCCATTGTGCAGGATGCGAATCCGGTTCGGCACATGGTAGCCGATGAGCAACTGCTGGCGATCACGGCGAAGGGCGTCCACGCGCTGACCCCTGCGAGCCAGGCCAAGGGCGTTGCGCCCGGAAACATTCAGTCGCGAAAGCAGAACGATGCAGGCATAGGTGATGCGGCAGCTGTCGAACTGAACTCGCGCACGATCTACATAGATCGATCGGGGTCGCGGATTTACGAAACCGATCTGGACCCTGCGCGTCAGGTCGAGCAGGAACTCGACCTGACGCGGTATGCTCGCCATTTCGGCGCGCCGGGCTTTATCGAGCTGGCATCACAGCAGCACCCGTTCAATCACTTGTGGGCCGTCATGGGTGATGGACGGTTGGCGGTGGCGGCCTATCTGCCTGAAGAACAGGTGCTGGGCTTTGCATGGCGGCCTCTTGCCGAGGGGATCGTGGCGAGGACCATCTGCGCCATTACAGATCCGGCGGGGAAGTTCGATCAGGTGTGGATCGGCGTAGAGTACGCTGGAAGCTGGCACGTGTTGCGCATGGCGCCGTGGCGCATGGCCGGTGAGAGTGAAGACACGCCGTGCATGGTCGATATGGCTGCGTTGTACGAAGGCGACCCGAAGGACGCATTCACCCATCCTGTAATCAGAAATGCCGGGCTGCACGTCGTTTCAGATGGCGCTTTCTATCCCGTTGACGCCAATGCGATCGGTGGTTTCACGCTGCCCGAGGCAGGCGCGAAAGTGTGGGCTGGCCTGTCCTACGACGCCTGGATGGAATCGCTCAACTTTGAGGCGGGCGGCGACAATGGCGCGGCACGCGGCCGCAAGGCCCGGTTCGGCAAAGGCTGGGTCGAAGTGCTTGACGCCCGCGGCCTGGCATTCGGTGTACCCGGCGATCTGGAGGCCTTGGAGGAACTGCGGGGCGATAGCGTGACCGACGAAGGTTATGCTGCCGTCTCCGGTTTCCGGCTGCGCGATGCCATGGGCGATCACACCCGCTACCCGCGCCTTCGCATCGAGCGTGTTGCGCCGTTTCAGGCCACCATTGCCGCTTGGGGCGGCGAACTCAACATGGAGAAGCTTTGATGGAAGCCCGGCTCTTTCAGCCAGAGGATTTGCTCCAGCTGAGACCGCAAAATTCCCAGCTACTCGATATTCCCGAAGACAAGCGACTGGAATACGGGTGGCAGCTGACGGAAGGCAGCGCTTTCACGATATGGGATGAAACGCCCGAAGGCGTGCGGCCGATTTTCTGCGGCGGCGCGCACCGCCGACACGCCCATTATGCGATGTTGTGGGGGCTGTTCTCGATCTATCGCCCCAAGGTGCCGGCGCATTTGACCCGATCGACCCGCAAGTTCGTATCCCGCCTTCGCGAAAGGCGGGTCGAGGCACAGGCTTCCGCCGACAATGCAGCAGCTTGCGGGTGGGTGAGGCTGATCGGCCTGACTGAGGAAGCCAGACTGCGAGGAGCGATGCCTGATGGCACCGACATGGTTATTTTCGTGAAAAAGGGGATGGATTGATGGGGGCGGCACTCCCGATCGCGGCCATTGCCATGACGGCGGCGAGTTCAGTGATGGGCGGCATCCAAGAGGGAAGCAGCCTCCGCGCCGAAGCAAGGTCCGACGCGGAAAATGGACGGCTTTCGTTGAAGGCCGGAGAGCAGGAGGCAATGGATACGCTCCGTCAGGCCCGGTTCGAGCAAGGTGGGGCAGCGGTACAGATGGCGAGTTCCGGACTGTTGTTCGGCGGATCGATCGGAACCGTGCTATCCGACAGTGCCCTCCAGGCAGAAATGGACATTGATCGTATCCGGGACCGGTCGCCGCCGAAGCGAACAATTATTACGCCAATGCCGCACAGAAGCGGAAAGCTGCCAGGGGCGCAGTGCTTGGCGGCCTTTTCAATGCTGTAACCAGTGCGGTTGGCGGCGCGGCCAACTTGCAGAGCAAGGGGCAACAATCCGCTCAGGCGACCAAGGAACGTACAACGACGTTGGGGGCGGCTCGCTGATGGCATCACAGGGATATCGTGCGCAGCTGCCGTCCAGCGTTGTCCGCCGTGTGGTTCAGCGACAGCCCGGCGTGGGCGAGGCCATCACCAAGGGCATCGGCCAGCTGGGCGCAACCCTTTCGGGCGTGGCCGATTTGCAGGCAGAGACGCAGGAGCGCATCGCCGCGAGCGAGCACCGGATAGCGCAGGTCGAACAGCAGAGGCGGCGTGGGCAGGCCGTGGCCGACGGCATGGGCCGGATGGCCGAAGTCGAACTGCAAATTGACGCACGGCTACAGGAAATGCGTGATAGCGCGCCTGCCGGTGCCCCCGGTTATGCGGCCCAGGCGGAGGAGCTTTATCGCCAAAGCTGGCAGGAATTCCGCGAGACATTGGGAAATGACCCGGAAGTCCAGCAGCATTTCGCGTCCATGGGCGCGCGCTGGATCGGAGGCGGCGTCCAGCAAGGTAGGGATTACGAGCGCCAGCAGCGCGTCAAGGCGGTAGGCGATCAGTTCGAAAAGTCACTCGACCTGCAATCGAGCAAACTGTTTTCGGAACCCACCGTCGACAACATGGAGGCCATGCTTTCGGATTACGACACCGCAATCAACATGCAGGTGATCGACGGCAACTCTAAGGACATTATGCGCCAGCAAGTACGGCAGAAGCTGGTGGGATCGCTTCTTGAGGGCACCCTTGCCAAGGGCAATTACGATGCGATTGACACGGCACTGAAAAGCGGCGCCTTCGATAGCTGGATTGGCGGGGGCGAGGCAAAAGCGCGCTGGACCGCACGCGTCGAAACCGCGCGCGATGTATCCGTTCGCGAAGCCAAGGTTGCGGCCAACGAGACGAAACGCGCCGCGATCGACGGGTTGGAGACAATCGAAGCACGTATCGAATCCGGCGAGACGGTGCCACAGGCCGAAATCGAAAAGGCATTGGGCGTTGCGAAGGCTGCGAAGGTCGAAGAGGCCCGCCTCATCAAATATGCGACTGCGGGGGAACGGTCGATGCGTGCACGCTTTGCCCGCAACCTTTCAACCCCCGAACTGGATAGGCAGATTGCCGGTCTAGCCAGCAAACGGGCGGCAGGTTCCGCGACCGACGTTGAAATCCAGACATTGAATGCTTTGGACCATGAAGCCGACGATCGCGCATCGAAAGGGGCGGACACCGTTTCCACCTTATGGAAGGGCTCCGATCCGGAGCGCCTGGCCGCTGTCCAGCAGCTTCATGCTATGCCGCCAAGCGAGCGTTGGCGGATCGCCGGAAAGGTCGGCGGGACCATCGGCGTGCTTGCGACCATGCAGCCAAAGAACGCGCAGACGGCCTTGCGTGGAGGGGCCATTCGAAAGGACAGGCCCGACGCATACATGCCGATGAAGGACGGCAAGGCGGACCCGAAGCAGGCCCGCGACGCGTTCAATCGCTTTGTCGGTGCCGGTATCATGAATGCCATGGGCGGTGATTACGATAAGGTTCTGAACACGGCTCTCGACCTGTTCGTAGGCAGTCAGGCCGATAGCGGGAATTCCGGAGCTTGGGGGGAAGGCGCTTTTCAGGAGGCCATCCGAGTTGTTTTTGGCCAGACCTTGCGGCGCGACGGTACCAAACAGGGCGGCATTGGCGCAATCAGAGGGCGAATGGTCGAATTGCCCGCCGGTTGGACTGCTGCCGAATTTGACCGCGGACTATCCAGAATGACCTTCCCGCGTGCGGTCTACGGTGACGGGTCGCCTGCCAACAAGGCGGACGTTCTCGCCAATTATCGTCTCGTCGTGGATAATGTGACCGATGACGGCCGGGTCCAGTACCGCTTCGAAGACGCGCGTGGCCGATCTCTCATGCGTGATGACGGCCAGAATTACCGCGTTGTCGTGAATCGCAGCCCTGCGGGAGAGAACTGATGCCCGCACCGGTTTCAAATAGCGCCCGAAGCGCCGGGCGCGTTGCGGTATCCGAAGCTGCCCCGCCGCCCGATCCCGGCTTCCTTGAAGGGTTTGGCGCGGCCTTTACCTCGGCCCGCAACGATCAGCCCGGCCGCATCCGCGACGCGCAGGTCGAGGCATACGCACCACTCATGATTGCCTTGGACAAGATGGGCGTGAACAGTTCGCAGTTCATTTTGCCGGTACGATCCGGACCGCAGCTGAATTTTGACGGCATATGGTCCCAAGTGGATGAAGTGCGCCGACGCGATCCTGCTGCTTTCAAAGATGTGCCGCGCACCCAAGCCGAGTTCGAAACGCAGTGGCGCAACAACTTTCGCGAGCGCGCGGAAAAGACGGAAGCGATTGCCGCACGCGCCGGCTTCGGAACGAGACTGGCGGGCGGGTTCGCTGCTTCTTTCACCGACCCCATCAATGTCGCCACGCTTCCTCTCGGCGGCGTTGGAAAGTCCATGCTGATGCGAGTGGCAACGGAGGCGCTGGTGAACGGCGCTATTGAAGCCGCCAGCCAGCCTTTCATCAATATCGAGCGCCAAGGCCAAGGCCGCCGAGAAATGACCGGCGAGCAAATGGCGATCAACGTCGCATCTGCCGCTGCATTTGGCGGTGCCGTGCGCGGGGGCATCGAGGGCGCTCCTGCTCTTGGCCGACAAATCGGCCGCGCAGCAGATGCCGGCCACGGGGCGCTTGGCCGCGTGATGGAAGCCAATCGCGACCGCGTGCCGCAGGCCCTCCGGGATCGTTGGGACGCGCATCTGTTGGCGAAGGCCAATCCGCTGGACGATCCTGTGCTTCTTTCCGATCTTTCAGAGGCACTTATCGGGCAGGCGAACCTTTCCGATCTGGAGCGTTCGGCGATTGTAGTTCTGCGCCGCGAGGGATCAGCCGATGCGGGTAACCCATTCATGCAGAACGGTGCAGGAACCGACCTGCACGATGCCCTCATGGACGAGGCCCTGAAATCGGCCTTCTCAGCGAACCCGATGGCGACGAGCCGGACTGCAATAGCAATGGCAGCCCGCAGCGCGGGGCAGACCCGGGAAGCTGGTTCGAGCTTCATGCGAAAGGTGCGCGGTGCGGAAAGCGATGGCGATGATGCAGCGGCAAACCCGCGATCGAGCGCACGGGGACGCTATCAGTTCACGAACGGAACATGGCTGCGATACTACACAAGGCGTTACGGTGACGGGGGGCTGAGCAAGTCAGAAATCCTTGCCAAGAAGGGTGACGGTAACCTTCAGGAAGTGCTCATGCGCGACCTGACCGCCGATAACGCCGCCATTCTGGCGCGCGCGGGCCACGCCGCCAACGACGGAAATCTATATCTTGCGCATTTCGCTGGACCCGAGGGCGCCACAAAGCTGCTCGATGCGGACGCCGATCTACCGGCATCCCGCGTGCTTGAGCCCAAGGCTATCAAGGCTAATCCCTTCCTTCGCGATATGAAAGTTCGGGACGTGATTGCATGGGCCCATCGCAAAATGGGCACGAGCGCGGGTGATGCCGGAGTTCGAGTGCGCTCCGATATCGCCAGCGACACGGAAACCGCCGCCCTGCAATCCTCTTTGGATGAGGCACTTGGCCGTGCCGCCAACCTAGCGGAAGAACACCGCCGCGCTGCACTGGGCGAAGACGATCCGCTGGCTTCCGCTCTCGATGCCAGTGCAGCACCGATCGAGCGCCTGGACATGCCGGAAAGCTCTGCCGCGCCGCTGGAGGCCCGCAGTCTGGACGCCGATGCTCCGCGCGCGGAAGTGCTTGCGGTGCTGCCGCAGCTGCGTGACGTGATCGCAGGCAGGCAAAGCCTGAACAAGGTAGAGGCGCTGGCTAAAGACCTTGGTGTTTCGGAACCCGACTTGCGCGCGGCGATGGGCGAGATGGTCCGGGAGGGCCGAGTTTCCATCAACCGGAAGACAGGCCACTTCATGCGCAAGCCTCGCGCGCCGGACGGGCCTGAGGACGTGCTAGAATTTATCGCCCGCAATGGCGGCATTCGGGATGACGAAGGCCATTCGCTTGGCCTGCGTGGCATTTCCGAGCGGGAACGGCGCGAACTGCATCCCGCCGCCATCAAGAATGTGAAGCGCAAGCGTGAAGGCGGCGGCAAACGGGACTGGCAGCGAATGACCCGCCGGAACGGTGTTTTGCTTCGGCATGAAGGCCGATCCGTCGATGCCATTGGTGAAATCCTTTGGGAGAGCGGATATCTTCGCGGGGCAGAAAGTGAGCGTCCGACAACACGCGAGGTGCTCGAATATCTCGATCAGCGTATCAATAGCGGAGAAGCTGCCTACCCGGTGGGCGAAATGCCAGCGCCGCGAACCGATGGGGCTGACGTGCCGGACCCGTGGACGATTTCCCACGTCGATCCCTTTGGGTTCGAACGCACGCCTGCCGAAATTCAGAGGCTCACGCTTGAACGCGATGACGCGCGCGCCGCGCTGATTGATCTCGGCTTCGCGGAAAACGCATTCGACCCGGTCGCCCTGGGCGACGTGCTGCACAATCTGTCCTTCACCGACGCCAAGCTGCCGATCGCAGACCGTCTTGTACACGCGGTCAACATGATGGCGGACGACGTGCAGGCGAACGCCTTTGCACACAGCCAGGATATGGATTATGATTGGATCGATTATGATTGGCCCTCTTCCCCACGATCCGACGCTGATGGCGAAAGCCGCGCAGCAGCGCCTGATTTCTCAGGACGAGAGCCTGTCGCCGGAGCTTCGACAGAAAGCGACGTTCGCGGCGAACTTCTTCGAGAAGGTGAAAGCACGGCAGGCGAGCAACTCGCCCGACTGACGCCCGCAGAGCGCACACCGTTTCTCGATCCTGACAGCCCGGCAACGCATGCCCAGGCTGACAGCCTTCTTCATGATGCCCGCGCGGCCGAGGAAGCCGCTTCCGCCTTCCGGGATATCTGGAAAGACAAGGGATTTCAGAAAGCCCTCAAAGACATCGGCGATGTGGCCCATCGCGAAAGCCCGGTGGCAGCTGACCACGTGGCCGGTTGGCGAGCTGCCGAAACCGGCGATATGACTCGCTTCCGCGCCCTCGTCGGAGAAATTTCCGCAAGCACCAGCTATATTCCGCATGGGTTCAACCCTCGGCAGAGCTACCTCGAATCCTTCTACGCGAGGGTAACAGGGAAGCCGACAGAAGTTCGCGCGATCGGGGGCGTTCGGGTCAACAAGGCTGGGAAGCGGGTTATCGACGCGAACCAGGCGCTTCGCGAACTTGAGGCGCTGGATGCTGACCATGCCGCGGCAAGGGGCATACCGGATGAGAGCGGGCAACTAGACTTTGCGGCTCCGACGCGGGCGCAGGCCCGTACTGCACTGGAAATGCAGGGGCAAGGACGCGCCAAGTCGCGATCGCCACAAAAGGCACCCGGCAGCGATGGCGGCCTTTTCGACGTGCATGCGCATGATGCCACGTTCCGCTTCACTGACGACGGCGAGGAGGCTTCCTTGCGCGAAATTCTGGATGGGTTCGATGCCGAATCCGCCGAACTCAAGAACATCAGGGATTGCTTGTAATGGCTTTGGGAACCTGTCTCACCGATCTGCATGCCAAGGGCGTCATCACCGACGCGCGCTATGAGCAGCTGCGCCCGGTCTACGACGAACTCGTGCTCCAGTTCGAAGGCCGATATGGCCGTGATGCCGCAGAGTCCATGGCCACGGAAAAAGCATTGGAATGGGCCGAGGCCGACGCCATGGATCGCAAGCGTCAGGTTCTTTTGCAGGCCAAGCAGCAAGCGGAATGGCTGGCCGATGTTCGGCGCCAGAGCGGCGATGGCCCCATTTCCCGGCGGGTGGCCGAAGACAAAATCGTCGACATGGATAACCACCGCCGCGCGATCCGTCAGCAGGCGTTGCAAATGATGAATGGTTTGCTTGCCAAGCATCGGCGCGATCTGACTGGCAGGGTGCGCAAGCCGGAAGAACTGGCGGATACCCTGTCGGAAGTTTTCGGTAAAGAAACAGGGAATCTCAACGCGCGTGAGATCGCGGATGCATGGCGGCAAACCACGGAATGGCTGCGCAGCCGATTCAACGCCGCGGGCGGCCGGATTGGTAAGCTTGATAGCTGGAACCTTCCGCAGAACCATGACATGCGCGCCATCCGCGATGCCGGTTTCGGGGCTTGGCGCGACTTTCTGTTGCGAGGCGGACCGGACGGGCGCGGGCTGCTTGATCGGGCGAACATGATCGACAGGGATACTGCCCTGCCATTCACCGATGCGAAGCTGGAAATCCTCCTGCGGGACATGTGGCAAGCCATCGCGACCGATGGCTGGAGCCGGAACAATCCGGGCGCGATCAATGTAGGCGCAACAGCCAACCGGCGTGCCGATCCGCGCTTCCTCCACTTTGACAGCGCGGAGTCTTGGACCTCCTATTCGCAACAGTTCGGCGGCGGTGGGTCGCCCTTCGACGCGATGCTCAGCCACATCGAGGGCATGTCCATGGACATCGCTGCCATGGAGAGGATGGGGCCGAATCCCAGCGCCACCTTGCGCTGGCAGCAAGGCTGGCTGATGAAGAGCACCGAAGAGACGTTAATTACGGGCAAGGCCGGGAAGAGGGCGACTGATAACGCGCGCGCCGGGGTAGAAACCCTGCAAAATCTCTATGACGAATACACCGGGGCCAACAATCGACCAGTGCGCCGTCGCTTGGCACTAGGCTTCTCGATATTCCGGGCACATCAGGTTGCGGCCAAGCTGGGCGGCGCGGCACTATCGATCGGCGGCGATTTCGGCACGATGTTCCATACCTCACGGTTCAATGGAATTCCCGCAACAAAGGTCATGTCGCGCTATGCCTCGATGCTCAACCCGGCGAACTCGTCTGATCGCGGTCAGGCAGCGCGGCATGTTCTCATGGCCGACCAATGGTCCGAGGGACACGCCGCGATGTGGCGAACCACGGGAGAGGAAATTGCGCATGAGAACATGCGCCGGTTATCGAGCGGCATCCTTCGGCTTTCCGGGCTTTCGGCACATACCGATATCGCGAGGCAGGCCTTCGGCATGGAGATGGTTGCCCATCTGACCCACATGCGAGAGCGCAGCTTTGGCAATTTGGACGAAAATTCCGGTCGATGTTGCAGCGCTACGGCGTAGGGGAAGCCCGCTGGGAGAAGCTGCGGGCCATACAGCCGGATAGTTACAAGGGTACCGACTGGCTGTATCCTGAAACCGTATCGAAAGCGGGCGATGGAGCGCTTGCCGACGACCTCATGCGAATGATCGTGACAGAGGCCGACTATGCCGTTCCGGTCCCGGATCTTCGAACGCGGGCAGCGATCGGTTCAACGATGCGTAAGGGCACATGGATTGGAGAAATCGGCCGCTCCGCATTTTTGTTCAAAGGCTTTCCGCTGACGATGCTGAACATGCACGGACGCCGCATGCTCGACCAGGGCGGCGGCGGCGCGGCAGGCCTTGCCGCAGCGGTCGCATGGCGCTTCGGGCTTTCATTGCTCGCAATGACGACGATCGGCGGCGCGCTGTCCTTGCAGGTCAAGGAAATTGCGAAGGGCCGCGACCCCTTGCCGATGAACTCGTTAAAGTTCTGGGGATCGGCACTTGCCCAAGGGGGCGGCCTGGGCATCATCGGTGACTTCCTCTATTCCATGCAAGATCGGTTCGGGGGAGGAGCCGCCAGAAGCCTTGTCGGTCCCGGTGGGCAATTCCTCGACAACACGGCAGGCGCTGTCGTGCGCAATACCAGCGCCGCCATGGATGACGATCCGGAAACCAAGACCCAGTGGAAAAAGGATGCAGCACGGGTTGCCCTGTCCGAAACGCCAGGGATTTCGCTTTGGTATGCCCGTCTGCTTCTGGATAGGAGTTTCGGTGATATGTTGACGGAGTGGTCATATGGCGAAGATGTCGACGATCATTATCGCCGCCTTGACCAATACGCCGAGGATCGCGGTACCCGGTATTTCGCCGCGCCGGGTGCCGGCATTGGCGGTATGCGCGCGCCAAACCTCGGAAATGCTTGGAGCAGTGCGGAGGAGTCTGTCGCGCCCCAATAGTTGACCGTATTATCCATATGGACTAATTGCTGCCTTAACGCTGGCTCCATCCCTGTCCGCCTGCGCCGCGCCTCCGTGCGCGCCGCAATTGGGTGTAGACATGGCAGTCGGCAGCGAAGTTACTGAACACACTTTCTCGCCTGGGTCGGCCATGGCACCGGAAGCTCTGACGGGATTGATCTTCTATGATCCCGTTGAGCTGGTCGTCGAGCACTGGCCCTACGGTGCCGAGGCAGGGACGGTCCTGTATCTCGACCAAGACTACACTATTTCCGGCGATTGGGCGTCAGGCACGGCCAGCATCACCCCCCGCGCCGTCTATCCGCTGGGTGCAGAATGGCGCATCCGCCGCGAAGGGCTGATCCGACAGCCCGAGGTTCTGCCTAAAATTTCGCCACTTTCGTCCAAGGATGTGGAGCGCGGACTAGATCGCCCCATCCTCCGTTTGCAGGAACACGCACGCGAAATCATGCGCACATGGCGATCGCCGCGCGGGGAGAATGGCCTCGACCTTCCGGGCGTCGGCAAGCGCGCACTCAAGGCCCTGTTTTTCGACAGTGAAGGCAATGCCGACCCTATTTCTATCGACGATTTCTCCGAACCTGCGCGCGCCGCCGCAGATAGGGCCGAGACGATCGCGAACGGGTTGCAGATTACAACGACGTTTAAGGATGCTCTCTTCGGCAGCAAAATAGCTCTGGCTGCTGTGACGACCCCGACACCCGGACAATCGGCAGTCGTCACCGATCCGGCCAAAGGCGGCAATTTCCGCTTCTCATCCATCGACCGTTCGGCCGAGGTTGCGCTTGATCCTGACGGCGGACTCTTCTTCCCCCCTTCGGGAGGGAACGGCTCTGCCGGTGCCTGGGAGCGATCGTTCGGCACTACCGTCATGGCGGAATGGTTTGGCTGCGTCGGCGACGGCTTGACCGACGATCAGCCCGCATTTCAACGGCTCGTAAACACCATGGCCGCCCTTTACCCTAAGGGTTTCACGGTTTCTGCCGCGCTGAACAAGCTGTTTCGTTTCGGTGCAGTCGTCCGCCTTCCCAGCGGCGCGCGAATCGAAAGTATCAATTTCACGAACGCCGGAACGAACAACTTCTTCGAAGTCGTCGGCGGACTGACGGCACCAACTGCTTTCACAGAATTCGTCACGGATATTGCAATCGCAGGCTGCAATTTCTTCTGCGATGTATCCAACACGTCGAACGTTCTGCGAGCAAGAAACTTCAAGCGGTTGCGGCTGCAAAATAACATCTTCCAGAATTGCAGCCTTTCCAGCTTCGGACATGCGGCCGAGGATCTCGGGCTATACAAGATTGCCAATGGCTCCGCGGATTCTTCGGGCCTCCCCGGCTCCGGTACAGACCCGGCGATTGTGGCTGGCTTCTCCACCGGGCCGGATTTCGACGATCTCAATTCCGACTGCACCATTTCTGGCAATGTGGGCAACAGCGGCCGGTACAACGGCAGTCTCGCCCGCCTCGAATTCATCAAAAATGTGACGATCACGAACAACATCGGCATCGGGTGTAAGATTTCTTGGTGGGGAGGCGGCGCAAGCGCAGCCGAAGGCGGCGAACTGTGGATGAAGCGCCGTGTCCGCAATGTGACGATCACGAACAATTATCTGAGCCGCGCCAATGGCTGCATCAATGGAAATAATTCGGACGGAATGACTATCGCAGACAATATCTGCGAGGATTCCATGGATACGTGCCTTGACCTTGAAGGGTGTTTTAATTGCTCTGTTACGGGCAATTTCGTTCGCGACGCGGGCAACTTCTGCACATCGATATTCTACGCGTCGATGAACAACGTCTTCGCAAACAACACGCTTCTACAGACGAAAAGAGCCAAAAACCTCGGATCGTTCCTGAATACGACGGGATACACAAGCGCAGGCACTTGCACGTCAAGCGCAGGAACCAACGGACGGGTTAGGCTGACCTTCGCCGCTTCGCATGGCTTTTCGGATGACCAGATGATCGCCCCTGGCACAAAGTCAGGCAACATGGGCGCCGCGCTCTCCGGTTGGTATCCGATCCTGATCTTGGATGCGACGACCTTAGAGCTGGTCGGAACCGAAGATATCGGGACCATGACCGGCGCCGTTTCGAATGTTCGTTACCAGCGCGGCAACATCATGTTTCAGTCGAACCTTGCGACGTTCGATGCTGCGGACGAGGCCGATCGTGTCCTCTGGCAAGGTAATACCTGCATCTACGAAGGCACCCATAACCTTGCGACCATCAACGGCGACACAGCGATGCGCACGATGATGGTGAGCGGAAATCACCTTCGCAACGTGCGCATCGTCGACGTGAGCCTCGACAGCAAATCGGTGATTCAGGGCAACTATCTGGAATTTGACAGTCAGCCGGTTTGGGCCACCGCAAACGTTGCACTGCTCCAATCGACCGGCCGCATAATCGACAACACCCTCAAGGTATTGCCGAAGTGCGTTCTGCCTGCCGGCACTGTCGGCATCGCGACCTATCAGGTCGTGTCCAGCGGAACATGGGGCGAGATGCGGGGCAATTCCGTAGAGGACTGGCCGAGCCAGCTGACGGCAGACATGGGCTATCAATACCGCGTCGATGCTTCGAACCCGTGCGGCCTCATGATTATCGATAACGTGTTTGACACGGTTCTCGACATGAATGCGTCGAAGGGCAGCATTCGCATCGTTTACGAAGGCAACCGCAGCAAGAACAAGTCCCTGCCGGTGGCCCGTCCCGCCGTCGCTTCGATCGGAACCCTTGGCGGCCTTGTGCGCGGTACGAAGATCGAAAGCGGCGTTGCGTTGTCCGCGGGCGGCGTTTTTGCACAAGTCGCTCTCAACGATGGCTGGGATACCAGCAATGCCTGGGTCGCCGGCATGAATGTGGCTGTGGGCGACATGCTATATAGCGGAAGCAGCGTCTATCGCGCCACCGCAGCCGGGGTTGCCGGGGCGACCGCGCCGACGGGTACCGGAACCGCAGTCTCAGACGGGACGCTGACATACCGGTATATCACCGCGAAAGTTGTGTGGGGTGCGCTTAGCCTGGCCGCCCCTTCCGCAGTGAGTAGCGCGGCGACCGGTGCAATCACCCCCGATATTTCGACGGCAGGCACCTTCGTTCGGACTGCGCTTAGCGGCGGGATCGCGATCAATGCTCCCACCGGGACGCCCTTCGACGGTCAGCCTATTCGCTTCCGACTCAAGGACAACGCAACCGCCAGAGCACTGGCATGGAATGCGATTTATCGAGCGATCGGGGTCGCCCTGCCCGGTACGACGACAGCCTCGAAAACGACCTACGTCGCGGGTTCCTACAACGCCGCCGATGCGCGTTGGGACATCACTTCCGTTCAGACCGAGGCGTGACGTCCACGCCAATCAACAGGGGGAAACACTATGCCCATACCCAAATATCAAAGTCTGGATGAACTCAGAGACGAGTTCGCGCAGGCCGCCGACGAAATCGGCACGACTTCCCTGTACGCCCGGCCAGCTTCGGAGGGAGAGCGCGAAATCGCGGACTATCCGGTTTACGCCGCCAATCGGGAATTCCGCTGGCTGCTTTCACAGCAGCAGGTCGAAGAAATCTTGGCCTCCAATGATCCGCCCGAGTTGGCGGCGCTGCTGACGGTGCTCTCATGATCCGCTTTCCGTTCAACGTACCCGAGGGGGTCAAGCAGCTGCTCGACGCTCTCTCAATCACCGCATTGCTTGGGAGTCTCATGAGTTTGCTGCCTGCCATCGCCTCCATTCTGACGATCCTTTGGACGGCTATCCGCATCTACGAGACGCCGACCATCCAGCGGCTCGTAAACCGGCGGGAGGAAGAACTTTGAGGGCGTTCGTCTCAGGCATTCGGAGCCGCCTTATCGAGGATTGGCGGCTTTGGTGGCGCTATTGGTCCGTCCGCCTCAACGCGATCGGACTGGCCATCCTAACGGGTTGCCAGCTCATTTCCGACGCGTGGAGCACGATGCCTCCAGACCTGCGCGCGGCACTGCCCTACGCCCGCGATGTATCCATCCTGCTTTTTGCAGCCGGGATCGTCGCGCGGCTTGTCCAGCAACCCAATCTGACGGAGAGAAAAAATGGACGCGGATAAGCGGCCCCCGCTGACGCTACCGAAAAAAGGATCTTTAGCCGCGGTGGTTGGCATATCCGCGGCTGCAATGCTGCTTCGTCTCGTGCCGGAAGAAGAAAGCGGCCGAACGGTTGCGGTACAGATTGAGCCAGATGGCAAGGCGCAAGTCATTCACATATCGGGCAGGCAATACCTGACCGCTTATCTGGATATTGCCGGCGTGGGTACCGCCTGCGATGGGATTACCTCCTTCCAGGGGATGCCCATCCGGAAGGGTCAAGTCTTCGACGAAACGCAATGCGCCGCCATGCTCGAACGGGAACTGGTGAAGCACGCCGAAGGTGTGATGCGCTGCACGCCGTTCAACACTGGGACGCAACCCTACCAAATCACGGCGGCAGTATCTTTCGCCTACAATGTGGGCGTTGGCAGCTGGTGCGGCAGCACAGCGGCGAAACGCTTCAAGGCAGGCGATATCACCGGTATGTGCGACTGGCTTCTTCCTTGGAATAAAGCCCGCGTCAAAGGGGTATTGCAACCTGTTACCGGGCTTTCGAAGCGCCGCAATCGGGAACGCCAATATTGCCTTACCGGTACCGGGCCCACTTTCACGCCCACAACGCTAAATGCTCGTTTACAGGCGTTTCGCTGATGCCGCGCGTCACCCTGTCCATCGCGCGGCTGTTGCGATCGAATCAGCAGTTGGCGATCGCCAACGCTGGCAAGGCTGCGGCTGAAACCGCAAAAGTTGCCGAAGAAACGCAAAGCCTGATTGATTTGACGCTGGGCCTGGACGTTGACGGGACGCGACAATCGATAGCCAGCATCGAGCGACGGCTAGATCAGCTGGAGGAACCATAA